TTACTTGTAACTGTACTTCCCATTGCCATAGCTAGTTTTAATAATCTATCTTCAGCCCATTCTTCACCCATTAACTGTTGGTGATCTCCTATATCTCCTACTAATGCAAGTATTTGGTTGTATGGTTCAAAGGCATCATAGTTTACCCAGACGTCGCCAAGTTTTATAGTCCTTGGTTTCCATCCCATGTCTAACCATGCTTGTCTTTGCTTTCTATCTGTTGGTCCATTACCATGTAAGTTACCACTAAGATATGCCATAGACGCCATACTTATGGCAGCAGAACCAATAGCTAATCTACCATTCTGTATAGCTTTAGCATTCATCAAGTCTTGTGGTGTTTTTATACCATACTGTAATAAGTCAGAAAGATCATCTCCGGGTTTAGCTTTAGCTATGTCGTTAAATTCTTTAACAAAAAAGTTAAAACCGGGAGTATGTTTAGCAGTCAATGCTAATCCATTAACACCAGTTCTAGCAAATAGGAAGAAAGGTCTAGCCCATGGTGCTTCGTCAAATGCTTTAGCTAAGCTCTTACTAAAACCAGTTAGGTCTTGAGTAAGTGTAGCTTCTCTTCTACTGAAGTCAGCCATTTCGTCAGCTAAACTACCATCAGGTTTAAAGATCTGTTGATTAAATAAATCTTCTTGATTCTTAAAAAATGTTTGATCTAGGTTACTGAAGTTACCATCAGGTAATCTGTCAGCAGCAGCTAGAAATGCTTTTTCTCTAGCTCTAGCTCTACCTATCATTAGTGCAAAGGTATCGTCAGTAGCTGCCATAATCTTAGTAGAATATGTAAGAAGACTACTGTCATTCAAACCTCTAACCATGTTAGCTGTACGATATAACGCCTTATCTACTGTATTACCTCTTGTTTCTGCCCAATGTCCATACATTTGCCATTGGTCGTCTAGTTTATTTCTTTCTACAAATCTAGTTTTCATTGTAGATAAATCACCAGCCCAGTAACTATTTAATCTTTTTCTAAAATATTTGAAAGATTCTGGAACCATCTCACGCATAGCATTAAGAGAAGATAATGCAGCTCTAGTTATAGTTGCATCTCCTTTCATTACACCTCCCATAGCCATAGCCATAGGTCTGGTAAATGCTGCGGTTGATGTACCCATGATTGCGCGAACTGATGTTTTAGGTCCAGATAAAACACTATGAGTAAACATAGTACCCATCTCTCTCAAGAATGCACCAGTCTTTTTCTTATCACCAGCAAATGTACCACCTCTCATTTTCTTACGCATAAATACGTCAAGATCATCTAGTGTGTGTACACCGTCAGCCATAGATATACCTTCAAATATAGTCTTAAATATTTCATCACCGTCTTGTTCGGTAGTCATTTGTAGAGCTACACGAAACGCATCTATACTATCTTGTACTTGTTGGTCAATTTGTTCTGCAAACTCTTTTCCTGATTTTCTTAATCTTGAATCACCAATTTCTGCAAGCTGTTGGGATGCTTCTGCACTAGATATTTTTCTAAGTCTTAAACCAGCAATCAGTTTTTCTACCATTTGTTGAGCTGGACCGTCAATGTCTTTTAGGTCAGCTATGTCGGCTAGTTCTCTAGCAGTAATTCCAGCATCTCGTATGTCATTAAACAAAGATGTGTTTACCATATCTAAGGCTTTAATGTACATAGGTTGCATGTACTCACCAACTTTCTTACCAGATTTGTCGTATATAGGTCTTTGTTTCTTAGTAAACTTTTTAAAGAATTGGTCAGTAGTTACGTCGCTTGTATTTCTACCTTCGTAAACTGATCTGAACATATCAAGATCTTCACCAATACTTTCTTGCAATGTTTTACCTTGACTTCTAGCAGTAGCTTCTAGTTCCTTAATAAATCCTTGACTTCTAAAATTACCAAGAACTTCTTTTATTACTTTGTCAGTTTCACCTGTACCCTTAGACATTCTGTCAATTTGAGTATTAGAAAGCATAGAACCTGTGCTACCTTCTTCAGCACCCCATTCTTTTTTCATGCGTTTCATATCTTTATTGACTCTAGATGCACTACTGTTAGAAGTTGTAGCTCCTTGCCAAGGGTCAGCGATAGGTTCATTCTTTGGTGCTCTAAATCCTGCATCTTTCATCTGGGATTTAGCTTGTTCTCTTTTCTGTACTTCTATACTTTCTTTTCTTGAGCCTATTACTTTTTCAAACTGTTCTCTAATTGCAGCTACATCTTCTTGTGCTGCTGCTTTTAACTCACCTCTAGCATCATATACTCTTTTAGCTGCATCAGAAATAGGCTTTAAATCTTCTTTTAATGCAGCACCTAGTTCTCCTCTAGCATCATAAACTGCTTTTGTTTTGTCACCTATTTGTTTACCAACTTTAATACCAGTATCAGCTACAACTTGTGCACCTTCTTGTCCTTGCCTTGCAAGTAATTGAGCTAGTGGTGTTATTTTAAATAGAGTTGCGTCAAACACAGCACCTATACCCATGCCTTCAACAATATGTCTTAGCTTATTTAAAGCTGGGTGGTCTCCATCTTTTGTTGCTAAAGCTGAATCAAGCCATGGATATTTTTTAGCTAGTACTCCTGTTAGGTTATCTTCAGATTCATTCTTAGCTACAAGGTCATAGCGTAAACCATAACCAGCACCTTCTACAATTACTTTACTTAAACTTTTTGTTTTCGTTGCAGTATCTATTGCTTTTTTGGCTTGCAATCCTTTTTGAACCGCAGTTACACCTTTTGTTCCATATGTTAAACCTTTTACAACTTTACCAGCACCACCTGTTACAGCAATAGTACCGATAACATCTGTAGCACCTCTGACTAAACCACCCCACCATGTTTTGGTTTCAATAGGGTCGCCGTCACCATACATAAACTGGTCCCATTCAGTCTGATATCCTTCTTCTGTTTTACCTTCTTCCGCCATCTCACCATTAAAAAAGTCAATAACTCTTTCTGGTGTAGTGATGATGTTAGAAGCTATATCTCTAGCTCCAGCTCCAAGACCAATTAAAGTATCTTCTGCATAAAGACGTGCTGTAGATTTTTCCTTAGGTTCTTCTTCAGGTTTAGCTTCTTCAGGTACAACCTCTTCAGGAACTTCCTGTTCAGGTTCTACTATTCCATTTTCTATATCAGCAGCTTCGATATTTTGTACTGCCTTTTGTGTGTCCTCTTCGGACAAACCCGTACCAGAAATTCCTATTTCTAGCGTAGGTTCAAATTCTTCATTCATAGTTACCACGGTAATTATAGCCTATGAAAAGGCTAGTAATCCGCAGTTACTGGTCCTTTCTCATCAAGCCTTTTTTGTTATAAATAGAAGTTTTTACGTTCTGTTCACCCTGTCCTTCGTCTTCGAGTCTAGCTCTTGTTATACGAGAACGTGTAGGGTATTTGTAAATAAGATTTAATATTTTATCGTTTTTCGTGTTTTCTTTAGGTGTATCTTTTACCTCTTCTCCATAAAATTGAAGCTGTGAATTAGCTAAGTCAATAGGATTAACTCCCATCCTCATAGCTAAGTCACGATAATAGTCTGGAATGTCTCTAGACTGTTTTAATGGAGTTTTACTCCACATTATTAACTCTCTCTGTGTGTTTCTATCAGTGTTAATTTTTTGTTTTCTCCACTGACCATTAGCAGATTGAGTCATACCTTTTTGTATACTTTTACTGTATGTATTATCTGATGGGTCAAGATCAGGATTCATCATAGCATTGACTGCTCTTTCATTTCTTAATACTTCTTCTACAGCAAGTTTACCAGCTTTCATACCATCTTCAGGTCTACCTACAGTCTGACCATCTCTAACAGTAGCTTGTTTGTAAGCGTTATTGAATACTTCTTCTAGACCAGCATATAAATTTAGCCACTCTACTGAAGCAGTTTCTGTACTTCCAAATGTATCTCCTGTACCTTCGTCAGTGTATGCCTTTAGAAATTTAGCTGCTGAGTCATGTAAATCAGTTCCCGGTACGAGTGCACCTGTAGTAAGTATTTTATCTTTATATTGGTTAAACTTAGCTGTACTTACATTAGCCATTTCAAAATCATATACACCACCTTGGTAGCGTATGGATTGTTGAATCATGTCCTCTGCAACGTCGTCATCTAAGTGACCCTTTAAAGCATCTGATAATTCTATAGGTACATATCCGTCATACTTATCTTTGTAGATCGCATACATTTGTGCCTTTTGTTCGTTAGTAGGATCTTGTAAA